AGCATAGTCTATATGCCCGGTGTTTTAAGAACCCCGGTCCATTGCAACGTTTACTAAGAATGCAGTTGGTTAATCGCGGACATTGGCGATTACCCGACGGGTATGGCCACTTTTCTGTACAAGGTGGGCGCATGTCCGGTGATATGAATACTGGACTTGGCAATTGTATTATAGCTAGTTGTCTAGTTAAGGCTTACTGTGATGCAAAGAATATACAATTTGAGCTTGTTAATAATGGGGATGACTGTGTCGTGATAATGCAACGCAGTTCACTTTCTTGTTTTAACAAAGGGCTTGATGAGTGGTTTCTTGAAATGGGGTTTAACATGGTTGTTGAACTACCAGTATATCACATAGAGCATATACGATTTTGCCAAGCAGCCCCGGTCTTTGATGGAGAGTGCTGGGTCATGGTACGTGACCCACACACATCTCTAGCCAAAGATTGTGTGTCTCTTAGATCACTCTCAACCGAGAGTGAGTATAAACAGTGGATAAAAGCTGTCGGGCTAGCGGGTGGTGCAATGGCCGGTGGGATACCGGTTGTTGCAGCATTCTATCAACGGTTGGTTGATGCAGGCGGTGATATTGACCTTGGTGGTATATATCAGTCACCCCAGTTCGAGACTGGGATGATGATGTTAGCCAGGGGCATGACCCGTCGTGGCCGTATAGTTACTGACGACGCCAGGTTATCATTCTGGCGGGCATTTGGTATCACTCCTGATCAGCAGGTTGATATCGAGGCGCATTTAGCTACGGTAGATATTAGCTACTATGATGACCAAGGGGAGTTTGGTGAATATCTCCCTACGGACTTCACTCCAATATGGTTTCCGCCTAATTTGGCGGCGTAGGCCCTGGCAGAGGGTGTTGTACGAAAACAACATGGGGTGGGACTGAACGACCAAAACGGTTTGGGGTGCCCTTGCCCAATTAAAATTTCCGTGCTAAACAAAATGCCGAGAGACTACACGGCTCGCAATGAAGTTCCATGAATAGTCCCGGTGGCTCCGGTATCCCATACAGCCATGAAAAATCAAAAAAAAAAAAAAA